GTTCAGAGGTACATTGTTACCGATGAGGTTAGTGGATGGCACGGAAAGACCCGTGATCCACGCAATCGTTTGAAAGCCTATGAAAAGTCAGACGATATAACAGAGCTTCTAGCAAGAATGTTAGGAGATGAAACATCCAAAAAATCAGAAGGAGGTAAGGTATGAGTGATTGGAATGGATTTGGGTCGTTAGACCTATCGACAGTAGACGCTAGTGCGGGTAGCACACGTCTTCAACCTGGTACGTACACAGTTAAATGCGCAGACGCGAAGATTGAAAGTGTAGGTACTACAAAAAACAAAAAGCTGGTAGCTGATCTTGTAGATGAAGGAGGTTCTGGCGATATTCGTATGAACTTTAACATCCTACATACTAGCGATATAGCCCAAGACATTGGCAGACGTCAGTTGAAATCATTCTTGATCTCATCTGACCACCCTAATCCAGACAAACCTGGAGATATTGCAACGATGAAAGGTCTCGTCTGCAAGATCGCAGTGGGTATGGGCAAGCCTTGGAAAGGAGATGACGGCGTAGAACGTCAGTCCTCAGAGGTTAAAAAGTTTATGCCAGTAACAGACAAGTCCAACGGAGCAGTAACTACAGCCGAGAAACTGGACGACGAAATCCCCTTTTAGGGGATAACCTCCCGACTAGGGGGAGCTTCGGTTCCCCCATTTTTTAAGGGCAATAATAATGAGCAGAGTAAAAGCAAGTCAGGTTTTAGTAGCAATAGATGACGGATACGACCAACAAAAAGAAGAAAGAGCCAGAGACTACATTGGGGCTTCGGGCATCGGACATCCCTGTGACGCCTACCAAGCGTACAGTCTACGTGGATTTCCAAACACACAGCCTGATGCTCGCCTCAAGCGTATATTCCGCTTGGGTCACATCCTCGAAGACGAAGTCGTCAAAGACCTAAAGGAAAAAGCCGACGTTCGTGTGTGGGAAACAGACGGGTTGACGGGCAGACAGCATACCTATGAAGAATGGGAAGGGCATATCGTCTGTCACATGGACGGGCATATCGAATTAGATGATGGCGTTCTTCGTGTCCTAGAAATTAAGAGCATGAATGATGCGAGCTTTAAGAAGTTTGTGAAAGACGGAGTAAAGTATTCTCACCCAAGATACTTTGGTCAAGTCCAGATGATGATGGGTATGAGCAAGATGGAAGAATGTTTCTTTATAGCCATCAACAAGAACAACTCAGACTATCACGCAGAGATAGTGAGGTTTGATGACTTTGAATTTGGACACATCAAAGAAAGAATAGAACGTGTTCTCAATGGAGAGGCGAGGAAGATATCGAAAGACAACTCTGATTGGAGATGTCGTGGTTGCTTTAAGTCAGGCGCATGTTGGGATGGAGTAGAGGTTAAGCCTACATCTTGTTCTTTATGTCAGTTCGCCAGACCAAAGCCAGATGGTTGTTGGCATTGCACTAAGCATGATAAGAGCGCAAACGTATTGTGTTCTGATTTTAAACTATACGAACCCCTACCAAAGGAATGATGATGGAAGAAACAATTAATTATAATGTAGAAAGCTATATGGCAATGGTTAACAAGCACTCAAAGTTATTGCGTGATGTGGAACTAAAGGAGATAGAAATAATTTCTATCACAGAAAGGTTGCCAGACATTTCAGAACAATATCAATCAGACGAACGCATTAAAGCGGTACAAAAGAGAAAGCTACTGCGACAAGAGATAGCGGATATCAAACATAAAGCTCGGTATAGCAAGGGCATTATGAAATGGATGCTAAAGGAGAGAGAGTATGAACCGATCTGAATTTTTACTGACGGCAGAAGAATATATTAATGGCGATAGAGCCAAGGATTATGGTGACGTCAAGGTTAATCATCAACAGATCGCTGATATGTGGAGTGTCATTCTTGGTAAGAAAATAACGGCTGACCAAGTGTTAAAGTGTATGATTTGCGTGAAGTTGTCTCGTCTCAACAAGACGTCAGACCATGTAGACAGCATAGTAGACATCTGTGCTTACGCCGCACTTTTAGGCGAGGTTGTTACCACAGAATAATATAGTTATTAAACTCTGGTATATCTAAGAGAATTTCGATCATGGGTTGTGGATTTCTTATAACTTCTAAAAGCCACGCTATTAAAATTATAATAAAGGTAAGACGGCTGACGCCTTTCTCGGTGGTTATCGTCGGGATTTTAATTCTTCTAAATCTTTCTTCTTAGTTCCCCCGTCGTATTTCCATGCAAAGCCACGATCTACCATCTCATTATTAATGTTTTGGCTTCCGACAAAAATAGTTCCCAGCATCCGTCCGTACTTGCCGTCTTTCTTCGTCTGCACCTTTAAGCCTGAAGGCTCGCCGTCGGCGAGACGCCTTGTAAGAAAGGCTTTTGCTTCAAGTCCCATCTGCTTTTCTTCGAGGTCGCGTGTCCTGCATTCAGGCGTATCAATGCCTGCGAGACGTACTCTTTCTTTCTTTGTTAATGAAAAGCCCAGGTCGATAACAATGTCGATTGTATCGCCGTCAACTATTCTTGCGACTTCCTTGATCTTGTACTCGTACATCTTTATCTTTCTGCTTTTTATTGTTGAAGCTGTCTGGTTTAATAAAACCTTCTTCCATTTCTTCTCTTATTTGTTTCAAGACGTCCTTTAGTTCTTGAACCTCGTCTATTTCATTTATTAAAGGCATTACTCCACCATCATCTCTAATGCTTTATCTATTGTCTCTTTGTTACGACGTGTCCAACCTTTGCCAAACGTGTCGAATGTTGATAGGCTTTCATAAAATTTCTGCCGTGCCTCACCGAACTCTTCTATTAATTGATGTGTCCTATGAACCTCTTCATCTACCTTTGCTAGAGTTGCAGGGCCAATAGCTCCGTCTGGTTTTGCACCCACTATTTTCTGTAGCATTTTTGCACTACGACCACTTCCGCTATTAACACTTACGTCAAAAACGCAGTAGTCCAAACCGCTAGGAAGCGAACTACATTTACATTTATCCCAGTATCTTTCTCTATATAATGGCGCGACGTCTTCGTGAGTTAGGTTACGCATGTCTTGCTCTGTAACCTTCTTGCCTACCCATTCTTCCCAGACACGCTTTGTTACTCCAAAATTTGTGATACCTCCAGGATCTTTTGGATGCGAAACAAATCCTCCTTCGTGGTGTAACATCATTTTAAGACATTCATCGAAGTTCTTTTCCATTAGTTTCTCCTTATTAAAATATAAAAAAATAAAGCAAGACTACGCCAACAAACGCGGCGCAGACGTGGGTTATTATTGCTTCCGTATTCATTTTCTTTTCAACTTGCTGAATGTTTTCAGCCCGAAGCTACTCGCTATGGACGCATAAATTCCCCAAGTAACCCACTCTGGACAAGTTGAAAGGTTCTCGAACCCTCTCTGCATAATGTCTTGCATTCCACCCCAAGGAATAAAGTTTGCTAAAAGTATGGCTACGAAAACAATAGTCCAAAGCTCATCTTTCCAGCTTGACTTAGAAGCATCCATTGCCATCACTTCCCAGTTTGCTGTACCTTCTGCGATCTTCTGTTCTTTAGTTGCTTTTGCTTTTTGTATCTCCGCTTTGCTATCGAGAAAGCTAGTGCCTAACCCGACAACGGAACTAAGTAGTTGTGTTATCATTTATCTTCTCCGATCCAAGCCAGACGGCGAATGCGCCTGTCATCGCCCCTGTCACTGTTGCTGTTAAACTTGCCGCCTGCGTTGTCATCTCGTCTGGCGACAGGCTTTGAAACCACCACAAAGTATCGAGGTAGGCATATGTCATAATGCCCATCATAAATCGGGGCAAAAGTCGCATTTTTAAAATTCTTTCCATCGTAATCTCTGGCATTATGTTCCCCAACCATCACTCATGCTTGACTTCCAGCCACCCGTGCTTCCGCTTGAGCTTTCACCCGCAGTGGCGTCGACTACTGCTTCTTTAAACTTTCTGTTACCACCAAGGACTGGAATACGTGTCACCATCTCCCTGACGGCTGATCTTTCTTTAGAGTTGCTGTTGTCTTTCTCATCCATTAAGCCTGCGCTTACGTTCATTGTTGCTGTACCTAGACCGAATGATGGGCCAAGAAGCGTTGACCACATACGTTGTTGTCCGTATGCACCATTGTCTGTCTGTGTTACGGCTGAATGAATGACGTCTCCGAGAAGACCAAGACCACCCATAACCATCATGCTTTCTACATACCAGCCAAGGAAGTCGTCCTCGTCTCCGTGCGTATCCTTGTCGTAACCTAATACTTTTAGAATGTTCCTCTTTCTTAACGCTGGATCTCTGTCTTCCTCGCCACCTCTCATCTGAATAATATCTTTAACGCTGAGAGTAACCATACCGAAAGCGGGGCCAACAGACGCTAAGTACATAAGGGGTGTAAAGTTCCCGTGGTTTGCTTCTTTAAGAACATGACCGCCGAGACGTGACATCATAAGTGGGAATGATTTAAGCTGGAAGACCAGTGAACCGACGGGTGTCTGCGCCCACATTGGAATGTCGTTAGGGTTCGGCTGGAAGATTGCGTCGTCTGCAAACTTAATGACCGCCATCCGTAGCTTGTCGTCACTCTCCATTAACGCTTTGTTGCTAAGACTTTCTTTTGCTTTGCTTGCTCCTGGCAGATACTCCTCAAGACCATAGTTCTTTAAGAAACGATGCGCTGTTTTGTATTGACCAGACTGCATTGAGTAGGGGACACCTGCCTTAAAGGAATTGTTAGCTTTAATCTGCATTGTCTTGAACGTCTCATAACCTGTAGCTCCAGCGATCTGCCTGTTCATGTCTGTCCAAGGTGTAAGTAACGTCGCGTTGAAGAAAGCGTGAGACGCTTTGTTATCGGGTGCGCCATACATGTGTACCATGCGTTCGTGTACGACGTTCTCCATAGCGACACCGACATTTCTAATCATCTCTTTGTAATCAGGATCGGTCATTTTAGCTAACCCTTTAGCCCAACTTGAGAAAGAGCCAGATCGTATGATAGGCAGACCCAAGTCACCGATAGATGTTAGTGTTGTGAAGCCGAGGAGTGAGACGTTGTTAAAGAAACGCAGACCTCGTGATACTCTCATGCCCGTCTTGTTTGTGCCGTGCATAGGCTTCTTGTGAAGGATGCGCATAGCATTATCGACATACTCTTCGCCAGTATCGTAGGCTATCTGTCCTGTTTTTCCTTTGAAGTCTTGTATTGCACCAACTATGGCTTCAACTCTCTTCTTATATACAGGACTTATTTGTCCTTTAATCATTGGCGCAATGTCCATAAGCATCTGCTTTGCCCCTGCTGGGCCAGATGTAGTAGCTACTTCAAGTAACTTGTCTGCGAATGCGACAGCTTCACCTTGATTGTTTTCAAATGGCATACGGATTGTGTCGACAAGAGTAGCTGTTTCCTTTATTCCTTCAGCGTTCATAGCTGTTATGTCATACTCAAACTGCCTTGCCTTTGATAGAAGTCGGGCGATCCCCATACGTCCTTCTTTTGCTACCATCATGTAGTCAGAGACAGCGTGGCTGTTAAGTCCAAATCGTTTAGAAGATGTAAGACGTCTTGAGCTACCCTCAAGGTATTTTACCATGATACTTTCCAGATTACTCTCAAGGAAAGGCTCTAGTTCGTTAAGCATATCTGGGTATTTCTCTAACTCTATGACCCTTGAGTAGTCTACGTTTTCAAAGGCTGAGTTCTTTGTTGATCCTTTAACTGGAATAAAGACACCACCTTCGCTTTCGTCTAGTAGCTTGAGCATTATACCTTCAGCAAAGGCTTGAGCTTCTGCGTCGCTATATGTTCTGTTGTTTGTAAGGCTCTCGACTTCGTAGTATCTCTTCATCTTAGAAATAAACTCGTCCTTGTTCTTACGTATCTTGCTCTGATCCCATACTTGAGGTAGATAGTTCGGGCCTCTGTCACCAACGTGGAAGCCTTCAGCAATCATTTCTTCTCTTTCAGTGCCTAAGATTAATCTGATGTCTTTGTATATAGCTCTTTCTTGTGTTGTTAACTGACGTTCGGCACGAGACCCATCGCCTCGTCGTAAGGCACGGGTAATTCGTCCGTGAGACTTAGGTTGTTCTTGTCCAAAGCCAGCCGTTGATCTTCTGAAGTAGCCTCGCAGTATGCCGTCGCTGTCTGGCAAAGATCTGAGAGCGTTGAATATAGGCATGATCTTCTTGCCAAAACGCTGTTGCATATCTGGGTAATGCTCTTGGTATCTGTCTGCAATCCAGTTCATTCCCTGACTTCTAATCTTTGTTGATACTCTGTTAAGAAAGCTAAAGACGCCATGCTTTCGTATCGCTTGCTCTTCGGCAGGCGTTGGCTCTTTCTTTCTAAGCATAGACATAACGGCACTTGTCATTGTGCTGTTTGAACCACCTTCTTCAACAAGTTCACCGAATTGACCAACAGGTATATCATCAAAACTATTAAGGTCGCCCTTTATAAAGCTATTAATAAGATTTCCTGAAGTGCCTCTTTCTATTGGCTCTAAGTTATCTACTTGACTGTATAGTTGATTGTCATTTCTATCAAAAAAGTCTGCGGCCATGTGTTTTGCTTGCTCTGGTTTAAAGAGGATAACGGAGGTGTGCGAGAATGCAGACGCACCATAGGTCATTCCTCTATTCGTTGCCGCGCCACCATAAGAAATTGTGTTTACATGCGTTGACAATATGCCGTCATACCCAAGGTCTTCTAATATTTTGTTCAGCGTACCTTGTGCGGATCGTTTATTCTGACCCGACCATTGGATGGCAGAAACTAATTCTTTATATGTGTCTGATCCTGATACGTCATTAAGCAATGCGTCTTGCAAATAAGTAAGCGAAAGCTCTGAGTCGTCTGTTCGTTTTAGTATCTCACCCATGATTGATTTAATCATTGGATGGTCAATATTATAATCTGCCTGCATTCTGAAATCAGCAGGAGCTTTAAGGTCAATAACCATCGGCATAACATACGGATCAATCGTTACACCTTGTTGGGCCAGACCTTCAGCAATCCATTCCTCGGCTTCTAGTAGACTTTCTATCTCAGCTTGATGCGCTTCGAAGTCAAACATCTCACCTTCAACAGCCATATCTTGTTCTAGCTCGCCATACTGTCTTCTCTTTTGCGCTATGTTCATTCTTAGTTTAGCCAAGTCGTGGCTATCTATTAAAAGCTCTTCCTTCCTTGCGTCATCAACATCAAGGTCTCGTATTTGTTCTGCCGTCGATGCAACTGTAGGTCTTTCGGCGTATACTTCCCCTGCTACGTTAGGGTTTTCTGTTAAGTAATAGCCAGGGCCGTAGTTTCCTATTTTGGAATGTCTGAAGACGACGTTAGGATTGTCTACTCCTCGTCTGAATGCCCAGCCAGCAGGTGTTCCGTGGAAGAATACGATAGGTCTTTGAGCCGCTTCATCATATCCATATCCACCCTTTGTGTAATTCACTATGTTGGCTTTGCGTGAGCGAGACGAGCCTTTCCATGACTGATACCCTGCATCTGACACATGATTTGGGTGGTGTATAATTTGACCACCATATGGATTTGTCGTAGGTGCATTGGTTTTTCCTTGGAACATGTCGCCATAGAAACTAAGACGTCTGTATCTCTGCTTAACTGCACCACTACCGATCTGTCCGTTGAGTATATAGGCAGAGTGTTCAATTACCTTGTCGATAGCTTCATCAAACGTCTGCCTCACAGCAATGTCTGTGTCGTCAGCCAGTATAGCGTTTCGTCTTAGGTCTTCACGAGTGTAGGCACTGACTTGTTCCGCAAACCATTCGTCAGCTACCTCTTGAGGAGCGTCTTTCCTATGTTTAGCTTTGAATGCCTGAAGGATGGCATCACTTTCTTTCGGATCAAGAACACCAGATCGGGTTATTATGCTCATTAAATTAAACATTGCCTGATCGGATTTACCTTTTCCTCTGTTTACTATTGCGGCTATACGTCTGGCTTCTCTTCTAAAGTTGTTAAAGTCAGGAGTTCTGTAATCGCCAAATACTCCATCACCTGCCTGCCTTACATTTCCGCCACCGAGACGTGCCATATCAAGCGTTGATAATCTGTCGCCTGACTGCGTCTTTCCAAGCATGTTTACTAATCTGTAGGCAATAGTTCTTGCAGAGGTCTGAACCTCTGCGTCCCTATGGGTGATCTTGGTAAGCATAAACTTTACAGATGGTCTTGCTGACGCAGGAATGCCGTCGTCTGTTGCAATTCCTTGACTGTCGACTTTTTCTCTTGCGACAAGAACATCAAGAGATTGATGAAATGTTGCTGGGATCTTTAATTCTTTTGAAGACTTCTTACGTCTCGTCATTTCCCAAGCCACCATATTAACTGTTATTCGATCCCCTTCATAAAAGGCTTCAGTCAGTTTTGCGTCTAACTCTTTACCAGACATCTGATGGATTTCTCTGGTAATTGGCACTTCTTCGTTAGCAGAAGGTTTAGCTTTAATCTTTGCTACTATCTCTGCGCCTATCTGATCTCCATAATCTGTACCTCTATGTTGCCTATACATACGTATAAGTCTCTTAATAGGAATAGACTTAACTTCTTGAGCCGTAGTTGGATCAACGTCGGGTGCATCTTGTGGGGATGACTTAGCTCTTTTCTTCTTAGTCGTCTTAGCGTTCTTTACTGCTTCTTTAGTAGTTGACGCTTCTACTCTCTTTGCTCTATTAATAGCCTCTCTTTTTTTATTTGAAAACTTTACTGTGCCGTCTTCCGCGACAGGAGGAGGATCGCCTTTTATAGAATGTGGAACTGAGCCTGGTGGAAGAAGTTGATTTCCTTCTTTCCTGTTATAGCCAGCACTTAAACTATCTCTTGCCATTTCAAGCGCGGCTTTAATTGATGATCTGTCTTTTCGTTGGATCTTAGCAGGTATACCTTCGGATGGTGTCCACTTCCCAAGATAGCCATTGTAGTAGAAATCTTTAAGCGCATCAGCTACCTCTACTGGGTTTTTCTTCATGTGAGTAAGACCTTCGAACTCTCCGCCCTCAAGGAATTTTCTTGCCATAGGTCTGTCGTCAATAGAAACAAAATCGCCCATTGGATTGCCGCGCATGATCTCGTCCATTGCTCTAAACTTGTCGTTAAGAGTAGTGAGTATCTTTTCAGGCTTTCCGTTTGTACGTCTGAGTGCAAGCAGTGGCCCTGTTCCACCCATCTTTACGTGTCGGCTAAGTTGTATTTCTTTGTTGTTGACGGCGACGCCGAGTATCCAACGCTGTAAGTCTTGGAAGCCATTGATGATACCATCTGTACTGTCTGTCTCTATTGCCGAGACGATGTCGTCTTCAATAAGATTGAGCATCTTAAAGCGTGACTCAAGGACTTTGCCTTCTTTTGATTTTGGTTCTCCGTCTACGCCAAAAGAGAATTGCTTACGCTCTTCTTCTGGCAGTATCTTTGAAAATAAGGGTTCGAGGTCTGGGTCGATACGTTTCTTATCGTAGTATCTGTCGAATATAGCTTTAACAAATCTAGCCATTTTCTTCCAGAAGTTTGGATCTTTATTAATTATACCATCGTGCTTCTGTGCCACCCACATTGAAAACTGATTAGCAAAAAATTCTTGAGGCGATGTTTCGGTGTTTGTAGTAAGAGGTCTTAAATCCGTTTCCCCGTCTATTCTAATATTTTCTTTAGCAAATTTTGGAAGATGGTTTCGAACACGGGTCTTATCAATTTTTCCGCCAGCATCAAAATATTTGTCCATGCTTTCCCAGAATGCAATACGATCATCTGGTGTTAATATGTTTTGGTAAGCCCAGTGACCAATCTCATGCACAAGTGTTACTGTTCTTGGTTGCATTGATTGTGTTGCTTGGTTAACACCTATTTGATTATTTACGAAGTTATAACTTCCTGCATTTTCATTACCGCCTGCGGCCGTGCCTTTTAATATAGGCGCAGTATTTGGGTCGCCACCTAGATTGCTGATAAGTCTTTGGGCTGACTTGACTTCTTCTGGAGAAAACTTATCAAAAACTTTTCCGATATTATCAACGGCAATCTTGCGTTCCATACTAGGAAGCAAATACCCATTAGGCGCGGCACGTTTCTGGATTGCGTAAAGTATTTTTAATTGCTTAACAATCTTATGCTGTTCTAGTACATCAAGAGGCCATCTTGTACTCCCGTCAAGATTCTCCGTTAATGCTCTAATATCTTTAAAAGAAACTTCGTTGGGGGCATTTAACTGTTGAAATTGCCCTCCCTGACGTTTCATTACAATGTTATTTACTTCTCTTAATAACTTAGCTTCTTCATCTGTGAGTTTTACTGTTAGCGCATCAACCTCTTCGACAGCTAATGGCTGACCTGCTCCTGTAGCATTCCCTGCTTCAAACAGACCGCCTGCGCTAGGCTGTCCTTCCATCAATCCTTCTTCTGGAGGTAGGCTTTCAAAGAGTTCTGTCTTTGCTTTTGATGATCTTGGGTAAGCATCCATTGGGGCGTAACGTACATCCCAGTTAGCAGGGTCAGACGAACGACCACCTTTCTGCCCAATTATTGAGTAGATGTCTTTGCCGTCTTCTACTTGCTTTGCGCTCATAATCCGTATGTCGTCTGGATTATCTTTGCTTCGCACTATAAGTTTCTTGCTTCCACTCTGAGGGGGAGGGCTTGCTTTTGCGTTGGAGCTTTCAGGTAAGTTCTCTTTAGCTTCAGGCGTATTGCCTTTCTTTTGTTGAACATTACGTTTGAGTTCAGCCAGTAATTGTTCAGGGCCGTTAAGGTCTTTATCTTCTTTTATTTGACGAAGTAGGGCTTGTATCTTTCCTTTTATAGTTTCGTCTTCAGGCTTTTTAGCTGTAGGTTCAACGGGTGCTGGCTTACTACCTCTTGCCCTTAATGCTAAATCCTGGCTTGCAAATGCTTTTCCTGTTACTGCGTCTGCCCATGCTGTGCCACCTTTAGGAATTTCAACCAGACCATTATTACCAAATACTTTCTCTGTTCCCGTTGTGGTGTAAGGCACAAGGTCAACGCCTTTGCCAGATTTTGCTTGGATCATTGCCGCTTCTCGACCTAGTTCACTTGCTCTCGCTCCGTATCCTGATGTTGTTGTGTAGTCTGACCCTTTAGCAATAGGCATACCTCGACGCAGAATGCTCTGTATACGCCCCGTAGATTCCCGTCCAGCCGTTGTGTATACACCTTTCCTGTCAATGTTCGCCTGCGTTGTTCTAACGTCTGAGCGAGGCTGTGCGCCTCTCTCTTTTCTAACTCTTGCTTCTGCTACTAATTGTACTGCTTCATCACTAAGGTCAGGTAATTCTCCTTTGATCTGCTTGGAGTGTGTTCGAATAAGTTTTTTCTCAGTTGTTGTCCAAATGTCATCTGCCATTGCTTTGACTTCAACGTCATCGAAAAACCCCGCCTTTTTTAGCTCGTGTCGGGCGAGAGCCACAATGTCTCCACTTCTTAATCCTCCCCCAAAATCTTCAGTTTCAGCGAGCATTGTCACGGCTCTCATCATAGTGTCGCCAGTTTCTTTGTTTACAGGAAGAGAAGCAAATTCCTCCATCTCAGCAAGGTATTCGAATATACCAGCTACATCATCGTCAACTTGTTTAGCTACTGGATCTTTGGCTCCCTTTTTTCTTCCCTTCATAGCTTGAGCCAATGAGCCTCTAGTTATTCTTCCACTTGCTGATTTTGCACTAGGCTTTAAATTTCGCCAGTCTAACCCTGCCGCTAATGCACGACCTTTCATTTCTACTGAAATAGGGGGTTCGTCTACAACTGGCTCAACAATTTCTTGGTCAATAACCTCCTCTGGAGGTTCGTCTGCTTTTGGCTCTTCCACTACAGGTTCTTCTGCCTTCGGCTCTTCTGCTTTAGGTTCTTCGACTACAGGCTCTTCTGTCTTTCCTTCTCCAGCTTTAGGTTTTGCTGTTGCTTCTTCGACGGGAACTTCCTCTGACACAGGTGCTTCTGGTGTTTCGGCTAATTCTGTCTCTGTGGTTGTTTCTGTCTCAGGCTTACGCTTTAAGCCAAACCCATCTTCCTCCATTCGAGCTATAAGTTGTTCAGAAGAAAGACCTTCTGCTCCGTTAAGAACCCGTCTGACGTCTCGCATATAAGCCTCGAAACGAACCCGCATTTGAGCCGCTATCTTTTCGTCACCTAAATCAAGTGACTGTTCTAGCTCATTTATTTGTTTAGCTTCACGTTTCGCTCTTTGTACTGCCTGACGCATAGAGGCGAGTTGCGCTACCCATTCGGTACTTGCATCTAGCGTCTCATTGTCTGCGCCATCAAGACCCTCTCTATCAAGTTGGTCACGAGCTTTTTTTGTTACGTCTTGGAATAATTTTTCTAGGGTGTCTAGGTCTTGAGCGTAGCCGCCGAACTCTCCTGTGTTAAAAACTGTTTGTGTTTGTTCTGGTTCTACAATCGGTGTATCTGTTGGCGTTGCTTGCGCTTGTGCATTAGGATCAGGGAATGGGCCTCCTCGTGCGGCGGTTGCCTGTAGTTGTGCTAGTTGTTCGGGTGGTAAAGCGTTTATTTGTTCGGGTGACAGACCCATAAACTGACCCGCTTTTGCTGTGTTTATACCTTCTCGCGCTCCTGCTAAAGCAGTCGGAACACCTATTGCGCCACCCACACCTGCACCAAGGACTGCGCCCGTACCAGACGCAAGGCCTAATTGACCTAAACTAAATTCGTCTTGCAGACCAAGTTGTATGTCACGGGCTTGGTGTGCTGTATTTACCACAGCTTCCTGTCCTGCTCCGATTGCCGCTTCTGTTCCTGCCGCTTTAGTTGTGCCAGACAAGACGCCTCTCATCATAGGTGAAGACTTGCCAGCAAGATAAGCAGATCGTCCCGCAACCGATGCACCTTTGTACGCGGCAACCCCTGGAATTAAGTTGACTGGGTCAGCAAGAATAGACGTGGCTATGTCACCAAAGGCTTTCGTTCCTCGTCCACCTTCTTGCCAGAAGAATGGCATCTGTCGCCAGACTTGTTCGATACGCTTCATGCGTTCACGATCTTCTTTATTTCCTGTGTGTGCTTCTACCGCAGAACCTATTGCCCCTATTGTATTGAGGTCATCCCACGTTTTATCGCTGTAGAACATATCTATGAGATGTTTGTCGTCTGAGAAATATTCTCCCTTGTCTCTGTAGTAACTTCTTAGATCGTTAAGAAACGCTGGGTCATTAAGTATTTTATTGGGGTCGACGTTGGCTGAATAATCAGATTGTGTAGTATTATCGTACTTGTTAAGGTCGAGTTGACCCTTCGTATAAAAGCCCATTTAGGTTCTCCAGTTTACCTATTTCGTTCAGATTACTAGAGAGGTGGGGGTAGGGTCGTCCTATTGAGAGGGTGCGGGTCTATTTATATTTAGGCTTTCCATGAAGCCTTTGCCCTTGGTTTGCCACCAGTTCAAGACAAAATCGTCTCCATTGGAAAGCATAAATTCGTAGGGATTAGATGTAAATGCGTTAAAAATTTCTGGACTTTCCATAAGTTTTGCTCGAATACCTGGGGTATCAAGAAATCTTCTTACGGCTAATGCCTTCTCTTGCTCTAATTCAGTATTAAAAAATCCACCGATAAACCCTGCTGTTTGACCATGCTGTGATGCTATGTTTTCAAGTTTCTGAGATAAGTCCAATTCGTTTTTGAAGTCACCCCACGTTTGTGAAAATGCACTTTGGGTATCATCTAATTGCGTATTGTTATCTGCGTTTGGTGTTGGATTTAACTCTGCTTGCGCCGCTTTCTTTTGTTTGGCGAGGTTGATCTTGCCTTGTATTTCTTCTCTTAAACTACTGATAGCCGATCCAAGTTGGGCTTGGACTGTGTTGCCATCACCAAAGAACATGCTGTCATCCCATGCCTCAGTTCCAACAGTTCTCCAGCCAGAGAAGTCTTTTGATCTGCTTTCACGCAGACGCAATTCTTCCATCATAGCAGTTTGCCCCTTTGTTAAAGCCAGCATTAGGTCGTTCAATGCTTCAATTTGGTTATCATACTGGTCTGCAAAACGTGACGTGATTGTGTTGATGTCGGCTTGCACGTCGTTAAGGGATGTATCAATTCTTTGCAAGACGTCGTCTCTGTATTCAGTTACAGACATTTGTTCAAAACGTCCTAGAGTTTGTTGGGCGTTTTCGTACACGTCCTGTTTAGCTTTAGACAAAGAATTTGTAGACGCTTTAAACTGCTCATCATTTTCAATCAAATCCATTAATTGTACTTGGTCTATTCCTTGCGGTAGGTTTTGATCGAGCATTATTTGTTGCATTCTATACATGGCTTGCTGTGTCATTTCATATTTGTTTGCAAGCATTGCCGCCGCCTGTTGTCCTGAACTTCCTGTTTTACCGACAATTTTTTCATTGAACTTGCCTTTTGTGTGATCGCCAAACCACTCTATAACTTTTTCAACATTGGCTTTTACAAAGGCGTCTGCTTTAGTTCCAGCCGCTTCTGATGTAGTCCTGTTTGCTTCAGTGATATCTTTTCTTTGCCTTACAATTAGCCCTTCGTTAATAAGATTTATTAAGTTCATATAGTAGTCGTCTGGTATTCCGTCTGGGCCAAACACTCTAGCAATAGTTGCTTGATCGAGAGAGTTCTCAACAAACTGTTTAAGTTTAGGTAGCTGGGTTTCTTTATCATCAAGGAAGAGTGCTGATGCAAATGACTCGTTAGCCAGAATTGTATCTCTCTGTTCGTTAAGAATATTTTGCGCTTCTCTTGATCGCTCAATGCTTTGATCTGCAATAACTTTGTCTGCTTCTAGCTGTACGGCTTTGAACATGGCACTGTCTTTACTCATAACATTTTCTGCTCCAAACCTTTCAACGACGGCGGCGTGTATATCCGTTACACCATCTTTCTTCAGTTGCAGAATATAATTCATTATATCGCCTTTGATCTTGGTCATACGATCATATTGTTTATCTTCGTACTGTTGTGTTGATTTCTTCTGAATGTCTGCCCATAACGGATCAGTTGAAGGCGGTAGGTTTTCTGCGCCGTATACTCGTGATACTTCGCTGTAAATATTATCTAACCCTCTATCTGCTAGACCTAATGCAAGGTTGAGCATTTCTCCGTAGCGATCTCTAGCAAACTTATCACGTTTGTTATTGAGGTTTTCATTAGCTATTTCTTGCCAATTTTCCCATTGAGGGTCGCCTTTATTTGGCAATGCCGATGCGTCAAACATTCCTGTTATTGTTCCATAAATGTCTTGGTCGTTTCTTGTAATAGCTTTTTCTACTTCACGAAGAATAGCTGAGTTCTCAGTTCGAGCGTAAGTCTTCTTACGTTCGACGTCCAACGACAATGCTCTTTCTTGGATAGGTTTCCAAAGTTCTGTTGGCAGGGAAGAAAATGTTTTTTCAATTAAGCTCATATCAATCTTGCCCCCTGCGCTCTGTATCATCTCTGTGATACGTGGGGTTAGTTCGATTAATTTGTCTTGTATATATTCTGTCTTTTTTCTGGGATTAAATATTTCTACTGGGTTAATATTCATAGAAGAAAAGTCTACCCCTGTAAAACGCTCTTGAAATTTTTTGCCCATATTCACTAGGTCAGACGGAGAATATGTTCCGTTTTCACCAGTGCCTTTAGTATTCAGCATTATGCCTAAAGCCATGTCTCCAGCTTCAGTCATAAATTTCATCGCATAACTTAAATCTTTTTGCGCTCTTTCTTTTTCAGCGATAGCTCGTCTGTCATCTGCACTTTTTACTACGGCTTTAAGAGTATCGCCAGCAGGCATACCGCCACGAAGATAGTTACTACCTCCTGCCGCAGTGTCTATAAAGCCTTGGAACTCTCCTGCTGTAGCCATTGGGTTGAGACGGGTAAACTCGTTAAACGCTTTCGCCAACTCACGGCGTTCACGCTTCATCTTGTCGTGATTAGTATTTTGTCCTGAAGCAAATCCTGCCCAATTTATCATGTGTTCCACCAACTATTAAACTTGTCATTTGCCCATTTATCCATACTGTTCATCCAACTGCCTTCAGTTGCGCTTGAGTCTTTTAACAGTTCGTCAAACCTCTTACCAAATCCCTGACCAGCTTTATACGCATTGTCGTATGACTTATCGTAAGAACTTGATGCCGCGTTGTAGAGATTGTTACCGATGCCTATTGCGTTGGACATATAGGTGGATGGGTCTTGTAAGGTCACGCCGTAAGGATCCATTCTACCTGACTTGACATTGAAACCTTGGTTAGAAGAAAGGGATGTTGGTCTTGAGTAGTCAGCCATTCCAGGTGTTAGCGAACCTTGGACGGCGGCAGTTCCTATTGGTATAGGTGCGTCGAAGTCAGATGCGCTTAGTAGGTTTCTACTGTAGATGCCAGATGGTACGAGACGTGCGAGTTCGTAAGCGTTTACGGCTGATGATGCTTGAGGTGTCTGCATTAGCTGGTCAATACCTGCGCCGTAGACGTTACCTGTCTCGCCAAGTATTCTTCCTCTTTGGTTCATTATGTCTTCGATGTTGCCAGTCAGGACATCGCTCTCGCCAGTGATGTAACGGATTGCGTCGTCTTGGGCTTTAACCCTTGCCTGCTGATATTCATTTGCTAAACGTGCCGCAATGTCTCCTCGTCTCGCAGTGCCAGGGGTGCTTTCGTCAAGGCCTGCCCGAATGAGATCAGCTTCGTTTACAGAGGCTACACGATCCGCCGCTCTGTCTACGTCGCCCATGTATTGCGTTGTTCTCTTGTCGATCTCAGCGTCTATGTCTGCCTGAGAAATACTATCTACAGTTGGCATATATCCAAGGTTTCTTGATGTATCTCTGAGTGCGCTTTGCATACCAAAGATCTGGTTCATTATCATATCTCGGTTACGCATTTGGTCATCACGTTCAGCGAAGGATTGATCCCTTGCATCCATAAACTGACCCATGAGGAACTCACGTTCCATCTGAGCCATTGCTCGCTCTTCGTAGAAGCGTCGCTTGTCTTCGTCTCGTTCACCTGAAGCTATTGCTTTTACTTCGTTAAGTTGCTGTATAGCAAACTCACGTTCTTGCGCTGATATGTCTTGCCGTTGTAATAGGTTTTGTAAGTTGAACTGTTGGATCTTTGCCGCTTCTTTGTCTTCAGCCAACTGTCTTTCAATGTCTTGACGCCTTTGCTCCATAGCGTATTGCTTGTTTTCGTCAACAATGTTCAGTTGATATTGGCGTTCTTGTTGCATCAAGAGCCTGTTCAACTGCTCCATTTCTCTTTGGTAAGCGTTCTCTTCTCTTTGATCTCTTTGAGCATCTGCCATCATGCCTAGTTGCAGATTTTGCATGTCCATCTGCTTGTTGAACATTTTTTCTCTTAATGCTCTGTCTTTGTTGGCTTGATTGTTAGCGGAGACTGCTCCGAAAACATTTGATGCTAAACCTAACACTGTTGAAAACATAGTCTAAGCCCTTATAACATTTTGCGTAAACGCTGATGGCAAGCCTGTAGATAGATTTTCTTCCTCCTCTTGGGTTCTTAGTAGGTTTAAGTATTGCTCTATAGACATTGGATCAATTTGGTTTCTAGCTAGGTCATTAAATTGCATAACGCCAGATCGCCCTATAGCTGATGCGACGTCTGATGACTCACGTCGTAGTCTTTCGGCTACGTTTGCTTCATCTGTTACCAGTCTGTTTCGCTCGGAGTTTAGTCTGTTCTCGACTTGTTGTATTTCATCGAGAGCTTGTTGAGCGTTGTATAGTTCTACCTCTGCGTTGAGAGCATCGAATTGTGTTTGTGAACCCGTCAGATCGTTTGATGCGTAGAAGTTAGCGTTGTTTATTTGCTCAAGAAGTTCCTGCGCTCTTGTTTCTAATTGACCACGGGCAGTGGAAAGCTCCTGAAGTCGTGTATCAATCGCCGAATTAGCGTTAGAAAGTTGAGTTTGCATTTCATTTACTCGCCCTCCTGAGAATTGTCCTAAGTTATAGCCAGCATCACGCAATGCGCTTTGCAAACCTTCCATCCCTGTCTGGTCGTATGCCTTTAAATCTGTAAGATTAGAGCCAGATGCACCTGTTATCTGGTTAAGAATGTTGTCAAGCTCAGACTTTCTTCTTTCGTTTAATGAGGCTATGGCTGTTTCAGCGTCTGTTGTTGATCCTGTAGCCCGCGAAAAGTCGTAGGGCAGGGCAGATGAAAATCCAGAGACGTCGCCCTGTAGGTCTCGCAGTCTGTCTTCAAGTCTGTCGATACCTGCCGCGCTGTATATGTTGCCACCTTCTGCTGATCGTTCAAGTTCTCTTGCGTCTCCCAGATAATTTCTTTCTGCTGACGAAATACGATCAAGCTCTCTTTGTCTTTCGTTTTGAAGACCTGAGACGTCTGTATATATGTCGCTAAGTTCACCGCCTTCTTGCGAAAGATCGAACCCAAGGTCGGAAGAGAAACGTCCTACGCCTCTTTGTCGGGTTTGAATATCTTTGAGAAGGGTGTCTATTGCGTTCTCGTCGGCGATTGTTATGTCATCAAACCTATCTCTATAGGCATCAACGTCTGTGAGAATGCCAGACTCAAACTGAGAAATTCGATCTTGTTCTGCTTGACGTTGGTTTCTAAGCTCTTGTAGGCCAGATGTGAGGTTTGAGTATTGCGTATTGAATTGAGATAAACCATCTGGATACATTTGGCTCAAAAGCGGAGAGTTGAAGTTGTCTGCTCCTGCCTTTAAACCTGATAAATCTCTTTCCATCTGGTTCATTTGTGAGAGATCGCCTATTCCCATCTGCCCAAGTTGAGTGCTGTAGCCAGCGAGGTCTGTAAGTCCTCTGCTTCTGTAGTCTTCCACCCGTCTTACTTCGTCTTCTCTCTGTCTGTTGAGATTGTTGAGAGTGTTCATCAAATTGTTCAAGTCCATATTGGCAGTGTTGTACTGATTGGTATTCGCTTTCAAGAGATCAGGAATGTTATTAATGCCGACAGTTCCATACTCTGTATTCATTGATGATTTAAAGGTTGGTTTTTGAGCGTCCATAGTTAAACCACCAAGACCTGTCTGTAGGTTTTGTAGTTGTGTTTGGTATCCGCTATAAGGATTTTCGTTTTCGGCTGTTGTTGGGTCGTCGTAAAGATCAGCGTAGGTTAATCCACCTATATTGCTTGATAAGTTTCCTAATTGATTGGTAAATGTACCTAACTGTGTGTTGTATTCGCCAATAGATTTATTATAAGCATCCGCTTGCGTCTGGTACTTATCCTCTGTGGCCTGTCTTATCTCACCTTTCTCGGCAGAATAATCTGGTGGTGCGTCTGATCCCCCTTTACCCATAATTTACCTCTCTAACCATTTGCATTCTTCTTTGATTTGCCCGTAGATAATCCCGTCTTCTTCTTTGAAATATTTTCTGAGCCTACCTTCTTCTTTGAAACCCGTGGCTTCGCAGAACTTTTTTGATTTCTTGTTTCCGTCCCTGACCAACGCTGAAATGCGGATACAACCGCATTGATTAAAGGCGTAATCGTGTAGTATTTTAAGATGCTTGCGAGATAACCATTTCGGGTTTGTAGAGACGGCACTGACATGGATGTCTGCGCCCGTCCACTCCGTAAAAATGACTGCACCGATAAGATCGCCGTTGGAGACAAAGCCAAACGCTTGAAATTTATCCCACCTAATGTTCCTGTCAATCTTGGGAGCGGCCCACTTTGCAACTCTTTCTTTGTCATTCGTTATTACCTCAATCATTAACTCGATAAAACACTGATCGCCAACGTAACTTCAAGGTTAGCTCCTGAACTATTGTTAGTTACAATAAAACCAACTCGTTTATTTGCTGATGTTGCGTCTACTTGGATCGGTGTGCTTAATGCTGTGTCTAACCCCGTTGAGTTAGCGGTGTATGTACTGCCTTGACCCGTTCCATTTACTTGTATTTGAACAGTGCAAGAGCCAGACGATGTTAGTACGGATATGCCGTCTATCTGTATCTTCTGTTTGTAGATACGTTTCATGTCTAGCGTAGCGTTGGAAACGGATGCTACAAGTTGATGAAAACTGTCTGATGATAAGAATGTCGGTAGCTGTGCTGAAGGCATACGTCCCGTACTGTCTAGGGATGCTACGCCGTTCGCCGCACCCTTTTGCGTGACAGCTATAACTGAACTTAGATCGACTGTACCATACTCCAGAGCAGTACCAGTGCCATTCACTCTAACAAACTGACCAGCATTAGAAGAGGTAAAAGTTGGTAGCGAGCTTTCGGGTGATGTTCTTAAAAACTGCGTACCATCATAAAACTTTAGCTGGTTAGGTGTTTGAGAAGTATCATGCCACAAATCTCCAGTTGCAGGGCTGGAGGGTGTTGAGGATGCTACAGTCAATTTCGCTTTCAGACCAAGGTGAGTTACCAGATTTGTAATCTTTGCTTGAGGTATTGCGCCGTCTGCAATAGATACCTTGGCTAGTTGAATAAGTCCTGATGATGTGTCGATAAAGTCGCTTTCAAACATTAATCCTGTTACGGCTTGAGCAGATGTATTCTCAACAGTAATAATTGATACTGTGTTGCCTGATGCTACGGCTGAATTAAATGTCACTGTGTTACTTGACGGGCTTGTTGTGTAGTCGTATGAGCCTCCGTCTCGCATAAGAATACCATTCTTGTAAACTTGGAGTTTAGTGTCGCTGTCGTGAACAAAAGCAAACACAGTTTGACTAGCTGTGGTTACTGTGTCAGTTCGTGTGAAGCCCGTAATGGCTGTTGCTCTTATCTTGTATATAGTAACTGTATGACCAGTAGTGACTGCTGAGTTAAATGTAACTGCTCCTGCGCTTCCACTTCCTGCGGTTGGGCTTGTTTGGTAATCGAATGAAGCTCCGCTACGTTTTAGTACGCCGTTAACATAAACAAGTAGTTCGTCTGTGCTTTCGTGAGCGTAATCAAATACTGTCTGTCCTGATGTCGCTATTGCGTCTGCTCTTGTGTGAATAATAGGTGCGCCGATCTCACCGACGTTTGTGCCTGCTTCTCCTCTAAGGTCAGCCGCCGCGACTAAAGTAATCCATCCGTCTGCTGAGTTTGTGTATGTTCCAACGCGATATTGAACATCACCGCTTGTACTTTTTTGTAGTTCGATAGGGCCAATGAATGCGCCTGTGCTATCAAATAGTTTTGCTAGGAGTTCACCGACTGTGTTACTACCCAATTCGGCAGAGTTAAGGTAGCGAATTACGTTCTCAAACTCCGTGTTTATGTTGCCACTTGACCCGTAGTTTTGTGGGAACTGTTGTCTTATTCTCGCCATTTTAACTCCTAATAGTTACGGCAAAGCCGATTATTCTTAGTAAGCCTCCGCCTCCAGATGATTTTAAGCGGTATTGCGCCGCTCTATAACGATGAGACCAACTGCGTTCATATTGTTTCGATAATGGCACATCCTCCATATAGTTGTCGTCCGATGTATCATTAACTTCAAAAAGTAAACTGCCGAGTATTCTGCCGTCTTCGTCTGTCGCATCCATCTCGATTGTTCCCTTGCCAGCCGCTTGAATTATTACGCTTCTGGTTTCCTTAATATCCTCTAAACTTCCGTGCCAAAGTAGGGGTGTGATAATTTCTAGTTCTGGTGTAAAAGAGGTATCTGTTTCTTCTTCAATCTTTAAAACTTCGTATATACCTCCCGTTGTTCCTAGTATGAGAGTTCCTCCTAAGAACGCTCCGCATCGTGCATTGAGAAAGTTTCCTGTGCTAAATTTTGGCTGGGGTTCTCCTCCTTCTGGGTTCATAGCCAGAGTGAGACGTTTGCATAACTCCCCTCCAGGCTGTGGAAAGAAGACGTGGTATTGCGCTGTGTCCTGATCGAAGACTGCGTTTATTGTTTCTGGGTTCTCCACTGACTTGAATAGTTCTCTGAAAAGAAGGTCTATTTTGTCAGATAAACTGTATGAAAAAACGAGGATGCCGTTTTCTTCTGATCGTTTAATACTGTGTATACCAGAACGGGAGCAGAATATTAGGTCTGTTCCTGCGTTAACGATAGTGTTGTGCGATATGCAACCAATGTTTATGTTGGCGTTGTCGTCTACTGTCCATCTGTCTATGTCTGGGTCTATCCTGTAGATGATAGCTCGGTCAGACGTGAAGACGACCAGACGATTTTGTTCGAATGTACCCAGACCTGTGATCTGGTCGGCTGTTCCTAATAGATTGGCTACGTCTACAAAGCCTGCACGTAATACGTTTGTGCTTGTAGCGTCTTCGTCGTCTGGGAATATTTCGTCTTGGTCGACGCGACTAAGGTGGACTTGCGTTTCTTTTCCAGGGATACCTGCTACCGCAAGACGTCTTTGCACAGACGTAATGTATGACGGCATCATACTATTAATTGAGGGGGATAAATTTCTAGTAAAATTGATGCCGTCATATCTATACATAGGGCGTGATCGGGCGGCGAATTGTACGGACTGATTGAATACAGTGCTTGTTACTATTGCCACCGATGGGTGTACGCCCTCTAAAACGTGATCTCTTTCTGATCGAAAGTTAAGTCCTGAACCTGTTTCTTCAACATAGCAAAGCTCATCTTTACCAAAGTGACGAACGTGGTTTACTTTAAATTCTCCCTTACGAAACTTACAAGAAGCATCACGGACGATTTGACCTCGCCAATCTACTGTAGCGTTTAGGCTCTTTGAAAGATGTTGGTTCTTGCCAGTATCAAGGCTTGTAATGTCGCGTGACGTATCAAGACCTTGAAAGTTCTCATAAGCAAAAGTGGTGGCTTTAACGCCACTTACAGATTTGGTCGTGCTGGGCATTAATAACTAACCGATCCATTAAATGCGCTTGTTTTACCGCCATCAATATTTCTTTTGTTCGTTCCATCATCCACTACTTTTAGCTGAATTTTGGTGTTGCCGTTCTTTCCTTCCCACAGTTCTCTGTTGAGCGTGTTGTAGTAGGTCGGCATGTAGAATTGTATCTTGTCACTGCCTTGCTGAACGGCGTAGTGATAGAGAAGTCCTTGAACAATTATAACATCTTTAATTTCTCTAACATCTGTCTGTGATACGTAGTAATCAATACCTGTTACGGCTGTTGTTGTTGTGCCATTCGTTGTGGTGCTTGTTGTTGGGGCGTATGGATGCGCCCTTATCTCGTCTATTATCATGTTAGCGAAATCAACGAACATCAGCATAACGTCGCCATCTATTGTGCCAGGGTGGAAGTCTCCGTATCGTCTGAGAGCCTGCATAGCCAAGGCTTGGAGAGTAGAGTTCTTTTCTCTTATATGGGGGTTGCTATCACTATTAGGTGTTGCCATTGTTAAACCCTCTTCTTAACGATCCTTGCGTTCATTACAAAGTGGTTCTGCTCGAAGCGAGTGATGTCGTCTTTGTGTACTTTGTATTCAAGAGTTCCGTTTGCAAAATTACGTATTGGTGAAATCCCTGCTACTTCAAACATTGAAGGCTCTTTGTTCTTGCTTTCGTACCAGATGTGTTCCTCGCCAGACCAGCCTGTTTTCTTTGCAGGCTCTTCGCTGACGTATGCTTCATTTACGTCTGGTGTGCTAGGATCATCAGCTTTGTAGTGTCCTGTTTCGGTTCTTGCTCTTTTCTTGGTAATCTTTTTTTCTGCCATTTTTATCTCCAAAAAGTAAAGGGGCATAATTGCCCCTTTACTATCTCAAAAATCACGATCAAGGTCGTCCCTAGTTAGTTCTGGTTACCCAGTTCTTAACGTAGGCATGAGTCTTGTCTTGCAAGAGTTCTAATCCACACTCGGTTAGATACTCGTGCTTTGTGCTATCAGCATCAGTTGCCTGTCTGTTTTCCAATAGCTGTGTATCTCTACCTTCCAAGTATCTGTAAACCATATAAGGGAAGTCGATGATAACCATAGCGTTAGCCATGTTTGGAATTTGACGGAACTGAGGATGTAGATGAACCATCAGATCGCCTGCGAATGTGGTGTACCTTGTTAGGTTCACTCCGTATGCGCCTTCGACTGCTGTTGGCTTCCATCTGTCCTTACCCATCTGCTGTAGCTGGTTAGCGACATTAGTTCCTACAAATGCGATCTTTTGCTTGGAGCCGTACTTGAAGACAGTAGAGATAAGCAAGCTATCAAAACCTTCTTCAGTCATTTTCCCTGCGCCAGTACCACCATAAGACGCATAGTCTGTAGTGATGTCTACCACGTTTGTAAGTTGATTGATGATACCACCAGTGTAGCGAGTTGGAGCAGACGTTGAGCCGTTTGCCTCATGCTTGTATCCAAAGAACATAGCTCTTTCGATATCAGACATGTGCATCTTTAAGGCTTTAGTCATAGCTTCGTCCAACTTATCACCAGTTCTTAGGTAGGTGCTGTTCATAGTGTTAGTTACTTGAAACGCAGTCCTAAAGATCTGAGTGTAGTTGCTGGCTACAGTTGCATCAAATGAGATTGGAGTGGGTGATGTCGCGCCTTCAGCCGCCGCAAACCCTGCAAGAAACAGTTCTACGTTATCGGCAATCTGGTGAGACGTACCTCCAATGTTTCGTGTGGCTGTTACTGTTGTAGCTGTTGTATCAGCAGTAACGTGCATAACTTCGCCAGTTGTCGCATTGATGAGGATAGAGCCAGCGATAGCAAATTTGTTATCGTCTGACGCATCCACAGTGATGCTTGTTGTTGAAGTTGATGCTACCGCACCATTCACTTTTAGCTTTCTGTCGGGGAGTTCATCTCTGAAACACTTAAATTCGGCGTCGTCAGTTGGTTCAGAGGAACCCATAGAAAGCATCGCGTTAAGTGGTGCGTTGCCGTTTGGTTCAAGGAGTGTAAATAACTCCCTGTAGTTTTTGGGACGGAAATCAGTACCAAACTCGCCTGTTCCGCGCATCCCTTGTATAGCCGCCATTATTGGCCTCCATTAATTAAAGTTGCGATTTGACGAGCTTGCGGGAAAAACCTTCGCTTACTCTATAGCCTATGAGCCGTAGCGCAATTATTGACTGGGTTTAGTATAGGGGAGAGATTTATAGTTTTCGTCCCTATCAAAAAAAAAGCCCCTTTGCAGGGGCTAGTTGGAAGGAAGGGACATGAAAACTAGGTTAATCCGCGCTTTGACATTACACTTGCGGATAGTTTATCGAACGTACTCTCACCTTGAGGGTTTGCTCCTTCGGGTGAGGGTGTCGCTGATGGGGTAGAGCCAAGAGATCCTGTGTAGGCTTGGCGTCTTTCCGCCATTGCCTTCATTCTATCCATCTCAGGGCTGTTCATATTGTTTTTAAAGTCTTGCATAACTTTGATTGTAAGTTGTGGGTCTACAAAATCCTCTAGGGTGTAGCCTCGTTCGCCAGCAAAGACCATAAAGTCATTTGCCGCGCTGTCTGGCAGACCGATTGCTTGTTGTACGCGGTCAATGTTGTTTGCTATCTGTTGTTGGACTGCTTGTATCTGTTGATTTTGCGCTCCTTGTACGCCTGCTCTTGCGGCGTCTGCTACGCCTGCTGAATTAGCTAGGACTTGCTGGAGCATTTGTTGTGTTTGTTGAAGCTGGCTTTGAATGTTAGACATTCCGTTGCCATTATTCATCATCATCTCTGCATAGCCAGGGGGTAGTGAAGCGGCGTTGTCTTCTTCCCATTTCTTGAGTGATGCCTGCATATCGTCTGGTGATTGTGACTTCTTCCCGTCTGTATTGCCCATAGTCGGGTTTCGTTCTCCACCTTTAGCCAGATTTGCTAGGGTTTCTGCTACTTCTTTGGAAGATGTGCCTGGATTTGCCTTCATATAGTTACGAATAACGTCCATGATAGGTTTAATCTTTGCATGTTCGTGGTTTAGTGCGCCATATCTTTCAAAAGTAGACTTGATTTGTTGAGGTGTTAGCTTGCGATTGTTGCCTTCGCCGAAGTCCACCTCATATATGATAGCTTCTGCGGAAATTTTATCGCCTTCAGTGTCAGGAGAGCCTTTCGTCTGTGCTTTATCTTCTTTGCTGTCCTTTGGTTCTGGTGTTGGTGCTTGAGGGGCAGGTTGTTGCGCCTGTTGCGGGGGAACGCCCATTGCTTTTGCGGCTATTCCATCTATCATAGCGGCTTGTTGTTGGGGGTCTTGTGGTTTTGCCATTTAATTTCTCCTTACCAGCCGAAGCGGGTTCTTTTGTTAACAATATCGAAGATTTTAATGGTCGGTTGGCTGTCTGTCGTCCGTATCTAATGCAATTTCTGCTTCTAATTTCTGTCGCAGACGTACAGGCATATCTAACATTTGCTTCGCCGCCCATATAGAGCCACGTCTGAAATTGATTTCCTGTATGTCCATAGACGCATTGTCTGCAATAGACATGGCAGACGAAACGATCTCGTCTTTCATAATTTGATTAAGGATTTGCCAACCTTTTGATTTCATAAGGTCGTCAATAGCCTTGAGCTTGGCTTTGGAGTTCATTATCTCTTAGCTTTTTTGCCTTTTTTTGCAGTGGCTTTTTTTGACATGACTGCTCCGTGTCCTTTGTTATTCTTGGTTCGAAGGACGGCACTGCCTTTGGGGTTATACTTTACTGCGTTTCCTGTCTCACTCATTTTACATTCTCCATAGTATGCTGATTAATAGTAGTATGCTTGCGCCAGCCGAACCGATGAGTATAGACTCGATGCGCTTGACGCGGTTGAATAGGTCTTTGAATTGTATGGCTGTCTCTGTTTCCAGCTTTGTAATTCTTGGTTCTAATGGGGGTCTTCCTCTGGTCATCTGTCTGTCCTATTAAGCAGTTGCATAAGTAAAGTGAAATCGAAAATACAATTCATTATCATCACGGAAACTATGCCTTCTTGTTCTTGCACCAGTATAAAGAACTCCACTAGGAGGTTTAACACTGCCTATTATTACTAACGTATTAGTCCCAGATAAAACGAAAACGTCACCATTTGCTTGACTAAACCCAGCCGCCCTACCACCACCAGCATAAGTGTCGCTAGAGGCGGCAGTAAAAGGAAGTCCACTTAATAATAATTGGGTATCAGAACGAGAACTTTCTGTACCACTTGTATAAAAGCTACATCTACAATGACAAATCTTTCCAACTTTTACATATTTAGCAGTAACACTATGCGTGTTCCCCACTCCAAATGATGGTGTCCAATTCCCAACTGTTGATGCCACAGACGTATTAGTTAAATTTGCTCCACTAACTGCTGGAAGTGTTGCTGGAAATCGTGCATCTGGCATTGTTCCAGAGGTAAGATTAGAAGCACTAAGATTTGATAAGTCAACGTGCTGAGTTATGTTTGAGGCGGCAAAACGAGCATCATCAAACGTACCAGATGTAATCTTTGATGTTGCTAAAGCTGGAACATCACTAGCTGACAAAGATAATCGAGCAGAGGGAACAGTGCCAGACGTTAGGTTTGAAGCTGACAATGCAGTCAAATCAACGTGTTGAGTTACAGAGCTACTTGATAGCCTTGCATCAGAAAACGTACCAGTTGTCACTTTTGCGGTGTCTAAATTAGGAACATCACTAGCGGAAAGGGATAATCTTGCAGACGGGACTGTACCAGATGTTAAGTTTGATGCTGACAGTGAAGTTAAATCTACATGCTGAGTTACATTTGAAGAAGCTAATCTAGCATCCGCAAAAGTACCCGAAGTTATTTTAGATGTGGCTAAGTCTGGTATTCTTGCATCAGCTAAAGTTCCAGAAGTAATCTTAGAGGTTGGCAAATCTGGTATTCTATCTGCACTTAAACTGCCAGACGTAATCTTAGAGGCTGGCAAAGCTGGTATATCATCAGCAGTTAAGCCACCAGAAATTATGTTTGCTAAGTCTCTTGCTTTGGTCATTTTGCTTTTTCCGCAGTTACATATTTAGCTTTTAAATCATCAGTAAAGTAAGAGGTAATAGCACTCTTTACATCAGCATCAACTTCACCAAAGACCCTAGTTAATTCTGCATCCCAATCATATTCTTCTTCTTGCCAGCCTTTAGCTTCAACCTTGACATCACCAACTTTTTTACCCTCTGGCAAAGTATCTCCAGCAATAAAAACATCACCAACCTTTTTGCCATCTGGTATAAGTCCATCATTTTGGTGCTGGGTAGTGTAAAGAATATCTCCTTGATATGTTGAACCCATATCTTCCCAAACATTCTTTGCCATAAAGCCACAAGAATGACCATCAGATACCCTCATAACATCTACTGAAAATTCGTGTTTATTTATTTCATATTTTGTAGCCATTTTTTCTCTCCTATGATGCAGTTATATAAGTACATTCAGCATAAAAATATCTATATTCAGTTCCTAGATAACTAGGGTATAAACTTTTAGATCTGTTCCATAAACCCCCAGTTGAGTTGTGTTCATTAAGAACCCTTTGTCCATTACCATTCGACAAGAAATCCATAACAGTTGAATTTGCCATAACCAAACATTGACCTTCATCATAAGACCCATAATAAGAACCTTGCCCAATAGGACTACCACTATTCCAAGAAGTAAAAGGCAACCCACTCATATAAACAGCTTCATCACCACCACCACCACCACTAGCTGTCCATTGAAAGTAACAAGTAACATGGCATATTCTTCCAACTTTAACATATCTAGCTTGATGAAAACTCCAACTATGATAATTAATACTTGGCGACCAAGAGCCAACTGTTGATGCTACGGACGTATTTGTTAAGTTACTGCCATTAAATGTTGGTGTTCCGTATCGTGCATCTGGTACTGTTCCACTCGTTAGGTTTGATGCTGATAAGTTAGATAGGTCAACGTGTTGGGTTACTGACGAACTTGATAGTCGAGCATCAGCGAAAGTTCCACTTGTAATTTTAGATGTAGCCAAGTTAGGTATTCTAGCATCAGCCACAGTACCACTTGCTATGTTACTTCCATTCAATGCAGTTATACTTGCACCACTAAAATTATATCTGTTTGCTTCGTATGTACTCATATTATTTCTCCATCATCAACCAGCCTTGAGTGTCACCAGAAAAAACCAAGGCAAAACCAGCCCTCTCTGTTGCTACAGTCATATCACTTGCATCCCCCTGGATCTTCTTTCCATTCCTTGCAACTGTAAGATTATTGCTATCAAAAGTAGCACTCAGATCTATAAATCTCATTGTATCTCCAGCCGTAGGACTCGCTGGCAAGGTAGCCGTAATTGCACCGCTTGTTGTATCTACAAAATAACCCTTATTAGCTGAAGCGTTGAAGGCAGACGTTTTGGTCTCCCATGTGAAATCAACTTCAACTGTGACGCTACCACCCAAGGCGATAGCGGAACCATTAACTGTTATGGAAGAGTTAGCTAAAGCTGAGTTAGGTACAGACGATAATCTGGCATTTGGCAATGTACCTGTTGATAGATTGGATGCGTTAGTTGTATCTACTACAGCAAAAGTATTGTCACCTCGAAGGAAGGTAGTTGAATCTTTTGTTCCAGAGGTTCCTAGTCTTGCTATGTTAACTGTGCCAGTTGAAAGATTTGATGCGTTTGTTGTGTCTACAACGGCAAATGTGTTGTCACCTCGAAGAAACGTGGTGCTGTCTTTTGTGCCTGAAGATCCAAGTCTTGCTATTGGAACTGTACCACTAGCCAAATCACTTGCATCTAAGTTGGTGAGGTTAGCTCCGCTAATAGCAGGCAATGTTGCAGGAAACCTTGCGTTTGGAATTGATCCTGACGACAAATTGCCAGCGTCTATAGAGGCGACGTTGAATGTGCCGTATGCAACCACGTCCACGACGTCTCCATTTGCTAATGCTGATGCAAAGACTACAGACGTGCCAGATGAGATTGTTATGTCTGCACTAGATAATCGAACACCATTCAAGTAAACATCTGCGTATCCAGCGTCGTATCCTAAAGTTGCGCCATTTGCGTCTGAGCCTGAAACAGTGGTGGGCGTTCCGCTTATATTATAGGTGTATCGTTGTGATGTTCCGTTGACTGTTGATCCAGCCGCCGCCCAACCAGAAGTTTTATAAACCTTTAGTTCATTGGCAGACGTGTCAAAATATAAATCTCCTACATCTAGTGAAGACGTCGGTGCAGACGAAGAAATACGATATCGGTCTGCAAAACTATTAACTCCACTGATGTTGGTCGCTACTGTGTTGATGTTTGAAATTGCCGCGCCGACTGTATCCACGTTTGCAATCGAATTTGCTACTGTATCTATTTCAGATGTCGTTTCCAATAGATCATTTGCAGTGGCTTGTACTTTTGCAATGTTACTGTTGACTGTAGATATTGCAGAAGAAATCCCAGAAACATTCGAAACTGCCGAACTTATCCCAGCTACAGTAGCAATTTCACTACTTATTCCAGCCGTAGTACCAATATTCGCAATAACTCCACTCGCATTTAGGCTCGCTATGTTCGTAATAACACCACTGGCATTGAGGTTTGCCATGTTGGTAATGACACCAGAAGCATTTAAATTAGCCATGTTTGTTACGTTAGCGGACGTTCCGAGGTTCGACATGGATGTAATATTTGCTGATGTTGCTAATAAATTCATATCGGCAACTGCATCACTTGTGCCGAG